CGATTACATCATGATGAAGGATAAGTATCTTAAAGAAATGAGCAGTATAAGAGCATCAGTTGAAAGCATAGAAGATATGACTCTAAGAGATGTGTTGTTCTATCGATACATAGAATGCTTAGAGATATATGACATTGCTGATATCATGGAGTGTTCTAATACATCTGTATTTGCTTATCTGCGTGATGCGATTAAAGAACTTTCAATTATTCTTGATTAATTCTTATTAAACTGTATTAATCTGCATTAATCAGAAGCGCACAGCACTTAAAAGGGTGCTAGTATGGTATTAGACAGAAATATATATAAGAGGGCCAGGCTAAACAGTTTGGTCCTTTTTACATTAAGAATCATTAAGGAGGTGTATTAGTTGTATGACAGAAAAACAGAGACTGTTTGCAGATGAGTATCTGAAAGATCTAAATGGGACGCGTGCCTATAAAACGATATACACTACTATCAAGAATGATAATGTTGCAGCAGTAAGAGCAAATACACTTCTTAAGCAGAAAGATATTTCTGATTATATAAGCAAAAGACTTGAAGAAATTCATAATGAGAATACGGCTGACATCCAGGAAGTGATGGAGTATCTTACATCAGTTCTAAGAGGAGAATCAGCCTCAGCGGTATTAATGATGAGTGGCAATGGTATGCAGAAGGTCACTGAGAAGCCTCCGGATGAGAAAGAAAGGCTTAAAGCTGCAGAGCTTCTTGGAAAGAGATTCGGCATGTTCAAAGATAATGTCGATATTACATCGAACGGCAAGACAGTAATCGTGGATGATATAGATGAATAAGGTTAGTTTGAAATCTACCATTGGTCCGGCTTTTTATGAAGTTCATAAGCATGTAAAAAACAATGACTACACGCATTATTGGCTAAAAGGTGGGCGTGGCTCTTTAAAATCTTCTTTTATCGGTGTTGAGATACCTTTAGGCATTATGAGAGATGCACAGCGAGGTGTTATGAGTAACGCTGTTATCATGAGAAGAGTAAAAGACACTCTCAGAGATTCAGTATATGAACAGATTAAGTGGGGCATCTATAAGTTAGGTGCTCAAGATGATTGGTTAATACCTGAGTCTAAATTAAAAATGACTTATATGCCAACAGGTCAGCAGATAATATTCAAGGGTGCCGATGAACCTAAAAAAATGAAGTCAACAAAGGTCCATATAGGTTATGTTAAATACGTATGGTATGAAGAATGTGATGAATTCGAAACATATGACAAGATAACCAATATTAATCAGTCGCTTCTGCGTGGTGGACATGAGTATTGTGTCTTTTATTCTTTCAACCCTCCTGAATCACAAAGAAATTGGTGCAACAGGCAAGTTTTAGTAAAAAGAGATGATACATATGTCTCTCATACAACTTACTTACAGGCACCTCCTGAGTGGCTTGGGGAGCAGTTTCTAATTGAAGCAGAACACACCAAGAAAACAAATATTGAAAAATACAATCATGACTATCTAGGTGAAGTAACTGGTACAGGTAGTGAGGTTTTTACAAACCTTGATATTAGAGAGATCACAAAAGAAGAAATTGATGTATTTGATAGATTAAAATTCGGACTAGACTTTGGGTATGCTGGTGACCCATTAGCATGTGTAAAGATGCATTTTGATAAGACGCGCAGACGTCTTTTTATTTTTGGCGAGGTTTACGGCACACGTCTTTCAAACGAGAAGGCAGTAAGGATGATTAAGAAGCTTAATCCGTTGAATAAATTAGTGACATGTGATAGTGCAGAGCCTCGTACCATCAACGAATTCAAATTGTTAGGTTTAAGAGTTAAAGGTGCTAAGAAAGGACCTGACAGTGTAGAAAACGGAATCAAATGGCTCCAGGACCTCGAACAGATAATTATTGATCCTGTTAGATGTCCTAACGCATACAGAGAATTTAATGAATATGAAATCGAAAAAGATAAGGATGGAAATCTAAAAGGCGAATTTCCGGATAAGAACAACCATTCAATAGATGCTGCACGATATGGATGTGAGACAGACATAATTGCATCAAAAGCACGTGCAGGAAAGAACAGAAGCAAATATGTCTGATATAGGAGGAACATTAGATGTATATATTTACTATCGATGCAGAAAGATATGATGAGTCATCACTTAATATCGTACAGATAGAAAGTCTGATTAATAAGCATAGGAATATCATAGGAAAAATCAAAAAAAATAAAAGATACTATGAAGGAGAGCATGACATAAAAAGAAGGCAGAAAAAATATAAGGGTTCTGCGAACAACAAAGTAATATGCAATCATGCTAAGGACATTTCCGATACTGCTACTGGATACTTCATGAATTCTCCAATATCCTATAACACTTATGATGGTGATGATGAAACATTGCTGGATAAGCTAACAGATGCTTTTGATAATGCAGATGTTGATGATGCTGATTCGGATAATGCACATGATATGAGTGTCTGTGGTGTTGCGTATGAATATGTTTATATCAAACAGGATACTACGGATATTGCTGTCAGGAACATCGAAGCAGATCATACATTTCTTGTTTATGATGACACAATTGAACAGAATCTTCTTTTTGGTGTTTATTATTACAGATTTAAAGATGCAATCACTGATCAGTATTGCTATCGTGCAACAGTGGTAACAAAAAATTATAGATATACGATGATCATAGACTGTTCTACTCATAAGCATAGGATGATTGAGGAAATGGTGCCTCATTATTTTGGTGATGTTCCAATAATTGAATACAGAAACAATAAGCTATGCATAGGTGATTTTGAACAGCAGATTTCTTTGATAGATGCCTATAACAAATTAATGAGTGACCGTGTCAATGATAAAGAACAGTTCGTTGAGGCTCTGCTAGTTGTCTACGGTTCTTTGATGGGTGACGATAATGAAGAAGTCAGCGAAACAATGAAGATTCTAAAAGAGAATGGTTTATTAGAACTTCCAAGCGAAGCAAGAGCAGAATATATTTCTAGAACGTTCGATGAAAGCGGAATGGAAGTATTAAGAAAAGCTATTAAAGAAGATATCTATACTTTTTCTCATGTACCAAATCTTACAGACGAAAATTTTGTAGGAAATAGTTCAGGAGTAGCAATGGAATATAAGCTTCTCGGACTTCAAATGATTACTGGAGAAAAAGAAAAGTATTACAAGAAAGGTCTGCGAAGAAGGATAGACCTATTCTGTAATTATCTTGGCCTTAAAGCAATTAACATCAATAAGAACAATATCAAGATAACTTTCACTAGAAAACTTCCTAAAAATTTAAATGAACTTGCACAGATGATTGCGAATTTAAGTGGAAAGGTATCAAATGAAACTCTTATCGAACAGCTTCCGTTTGTTGAGGATGCTTCTAATGAAGCAGAAAAGGTAAAGAAAGAAAATGAAGAAAATATCAAAACACAGCAGGCATTATTCAAATCTCAAAATGAGGTTCCATTCTATGATGAAAAAGATGCTCCTTCCGATAGTGAAGATGATGAATCAGATTCTATCGGTATTAATAAGGCTTCTTAGTTGATATATGAAAAATGAAGAATACTGGAAAAAACGTCAGTCTGAAAAACTTGAAAATGCTCTTAAGAATGCTGTTGCAGACATCGAAGAAGTAAAAAGATTCTATCATAAAGCCTATCTGTATACAGATAAACAGATAGAAGGAATATTTGATTCATACAGAAATCATCATAGAACAGATTCAGCACCTATGTCAGAAAAGGAAGCAAGAGAACTGCTTAATAATCTTGTGAATGATCATGATTATGCAGAACTGAAGAGGAAGCTTGAAAACAATCCATCAAGCAGTGCAAAAAAAGAACTTTTAAAAAAACTTGATGCTCCAGCCTATCAAGCAAGAATAAATAGACTAATGGAATTGCAGAACAAATTGGATGATCTGATGCAGCAGGAATATAATCTTGAAAAAGAAAAAAGCACAGATGCCTATCTAAAAGGGATATATGACGGATATTACAGAAATGTGTTCAATATATCAAAAGGTATGGGGATTGCTTATGATTTTTCTGAAATAGATCCAACACTCGTAGACCATATGCTCAAATCAGCCTGGTATGATAAGAATTATTCTAAAAGAATATGGGGAAATGCTCAAAATCTAGGCAATGAGCTAAAGGATCAATTAATGTTGGGCGTTATCATGGGAAAGACTCATAAAGAAATGTCCAAAACATTACAGGATAAGTTTGCAGCAGGTGCAGCAAATTGTGAAAGACTTGTAAGGACTGAGATGGCTGCGTTCATCAATTCTATTGATCTTGTCAATTTCAAGGATGCAGGCATCGAAAAAGAGATGTTCATAGCCGTTCATGACGGCAGAACATCAAAGATATGTCAGCAGCATGATAGAAGCATTATAAATGTCAAAGATGCCCAGATTGGAGTTAATGTGCCTCCGCTTCATCCTAACTGTCGTTCTCATATGATTCCATATATCGAAGGAATCACTGACAATATGAAGAAAAGACAGCGTGATCCGATTACCGGTAAGGATGAGGTTGTAGATGTTAAAGAAAACTATGATCAGTGGTTAAAAAGACAACAAGATAAGCATGGTACAGATACTATTGATGTCTATATAAAGAAAACAAAGAATCTTACAAAAGACAGAAAACAATTTGGCAGATATAGAAATGTGCTTGGGAACCAATATATCCCGGATACTTTAAAAGAATTCCAAGAAATAAAATATACAGATGAGAAGCAATGGAATGATTTGGAATATAATTATAGAACTGTCAATCGTTATAAAGCCGATTATGGGAAAGTTAATACAAAAACAATTTTAGAATTGGATAAAGAAGCCCTTACTGCAAAAGATAAATATATGACAACAAGAGCGGCAAATGGGAATGTAGCATCAATGAAAATTGGTGATGACATTTTTGTTGCTTCGAGCAGAATATCAGATGATAGTAGTGATACTTTTAAAAATTATAAAGGTGATAAAAGTAAGTTGATATTATCACCGTCAGAAAAAAGGCTGCATCCTCATACAAAAGATCACCCATATGAAGGACATGAAGGCGAGTATACTAGAGAATTTGACACTGAATATAAATTTTTTGAGTACATTTATGACAAAGTGCTAAAGGGAGAACTAAAAGATCAAGAAATTTATATCTTATCTCAAAAAAGTATGTGTTTTAGCTGTGATTCAGTTTATAATGAGCTTGTAAGTAAAAAAGAAGTTATAGATGCAAATGTTAAAATAAATGTTGTATCAGGAAAAAATAATGATTCCTGGATTTATAGAAATTATACCAACAAATCATTAAACAACAGAAAAAACAAAGTCAAAAATAAGAAAAAGGGTGAAAAAAATGATAGATAAAACAATAGATAAATATGAAAGTTTAAAACATGATTTTAAAATATCGTATCTCAAAAGTGAGCAATCTGTAGGTATGTTCCATCTTAATGATTTAGGACCTCAGTTTGATGATTGTCCTTTATTCGCGTTAAAGGTGTCTTTGGCGCTTGCTACTATTGAAGCTGAGTTGTATCCAACATTAAACGATGGTGTTAACTATATGTTCTATCATACCTATGAAAATGTTGATGAAATCGTAGTAGGTGAGCATGTCGAGACCCAAGAAGAACTGGATGAAATGAAACGAGACAGAGATTTTGTATTAAACTCTGGTAAGTTGGATTATGAAGATGCATTTAGAGATGAAATCAGTGAAAAGGAATAATGAAATATGGCTAGAGATGATTATCATGTTGTTGTTTATCAGATCCTTTCTTATTTATACCAGCAATTAAAGCAAGGTAATGAAATAGATGTCTCACTTATAAAACATGATAGTAAATATCTGCAGATCAATAGAAAATATTGGAAATATGTAATTATTAGTCTTTTTAATGAAGGATATATCAAGGGAGTAGTAATTGATGAAGATATTGACGAGAACCTGGAGATATATAATCTGGATAAATGTGAGATTACGCCAAAAGGAATAGAGTATTTGACTGATAATTCAACTATTGAAAAAGCAAAGAGATTTATGAAAGATTTAAAAGATATATTACCGTTTGTATAAACCGACTGTTAGTCGGTTTTTATTTTGCCCAGAACGGAGGTAAATGATGGCCCAGGGTCTAAGAAAACATAGGCATTGTTATTATGAGGTTAATTCTAAATATTATTATGACAATCATAGAAACTGTATGGTAAGGAATACGCACTATGAATGCATGATCTGCGGTCATGAATATCATGAAGTATCGGAATTATCACAAGGACCGCCTAAAGAAAAAAGTAAATCAAGTGTATTGGAAAAAAATAAGAACAGGCATAGGCATTATTAGATGTCTTTTTATTTTGTCTGAAATAAGAAGAAAGGAGGATAGAAGATGAAGCTAAAAGTTATTCATAATCTTATCGATAAGCAATGTGGTGTTGTCAGATATGTCGGTGAAGTATTTGAAGCTGATGAAGAAAGAGCTAAAGAACTTATCAAATTGAAAGCTGTTGTTACTTATCAGGACGATGTAAAAAAAGAAAAATAAGCATTATCTTATTGTCCAAAAACTTATGACACAAAAAGATGGGATGGTCATACGGACCTTAAATGGAGAAGTGTAATGAAAGATAAAAATAAAATGATGCCTCTTAATCTGCAGCTATTTGCTGAAGACCCGGGAAATGAAGCGAATACTGGCGATGGTCAAGAGGATCAGAACACTCAGGATAACAACGGATCAACTCAGGAACCAAAGACGTTTACCCAGAAAGATGTTGATAAAATTGTTCAAGGAAGAATTGCAAAAGAAAGAAAGTCCTGGGAAAAGCATCTTGAAGATCAGAGAACAGAAGCTCAAAAGCTTGAAAATATGAGTGAAAAAGAGAAAAAGGAATACCAGGAAAGAAAACGAGCAAAAGAACTCGATGACAGAGAAGCAGCAATTACCAGAAGAGAACTGACTGCACAGGCAAAAGTTCAGCTTGCTGATAAGGGTATTCCTACAGAATTGGCTGAAATTCTTAATCTAACAGATGCTGATGCGTGTAAACAGTCTATCGATACAGTTGAGAAGGCTTTTCAGTTTGCTGTTGAAAAGGCTGTTGAAGAGCGCATCAAAGGAAAAGAACCACCTAAAAAGGCACCAGAGAACAGTGCAATTACTATGGATTCTTTGAAAAATATGAGTGCCCAAGAAATCAATAAAAATTGGGATGAAATACAAAAATTAATGAAACAGTAGGAGAATAACAGAATATGTCAGTAGAAAAATTTATTCCACAAATTTGGAGTGCAAGATTATTAAATCACTTAGATAAGAGACACGTATATTTAAATCTTCTTAATAGAGATTATGAAGGAGAAATCAAAAACTTTGGTGATACTGTAAAAGTAAACCAGATTGGTGATATCACTATCAAAGATTATGAGAAAGGAACTGATATTGAATCCCCTGAAGATGTGGCTGGTGAACAGCAGGAGTTAAAAATTGATCAGGCAAAGTATTTTAACTTTTCAATAGATGATGTTGATAATGCCCAAACTAACCCAAAACTAATGGATAAAGCCATGGAGCGTGCAGCATACAAAATGAATGATGTGGTAGATGCATTTGCAGCTAATCTATTAGCCATTAATGTACATACTGATAATACTATTGGTGATGATACAACTCCAAAAGTGCCGACAAAAGAAACTGCTTATGATTTATTAGTGGATCTTGGAGTTAAATTAACAGAAGCAAATGTTCCTACAGTCGGGCGCTGGGTAGTCATTCCAGCATGGTATCATGGATTATTATTAAAGGACCAGCGCTTTGTAGGCAATGGTACAGATTATAACAAAGCAATCTTAGAAGGCGGTGAAGTAGGTAATGCAGCAGGCTTCACAGTTTACGTATCAAACAATGTACCTAATACTACAAAGACAAAGTATAAGATCATTGGTGGTACAGAAGAAGCTGGTTCATATGCAGAACAGATTTTAAAGACGGAAGCATACAGACCAGAGAAAAGATTCTCCGATGCAGTTAAAGGCTTACATGTATATGGTGCAAAGGTATTCCAGTCTAAATGCATTGCTGTATTGACTGCTAATCCTGAATAGAAGAAAGGAACTGATTTAAATGAGCTTTATTAAAAATATTAAGACGGGTATCACTACAGAATGTATCAATAAAGACGTGATAAAAGTATGTAAAGCAGATCCGCTTAATTATATCGTAGAAGATAGCTTAGGAGCTTTGCTATCGTCTGAATCATCTGAAGAAAAATCAGCTAAGAAGAACAAACCTTTAAGCAAGATGAATATTGCAGAACTCAAAGAACTAGCAAAAGAAATGAATATTGATGCAGACGACTCTCTTACAAAAGATGAGCTTTTTGCTGTAATCAAGGCAAACAAGAATGGATAGCATCAAAAGAGATTTTAAAATTCTTACTGGAGAGACTGATAATGATATAGTCTCTCTTTTTGTTTCTAATGCTGCTAAAAGAGTTCTTATGAGAGCAAACAGATCAGAACTTATAGAACCTCTTTATGATCATGTTCTTACTCTTGCACTTGCAAGATACGAAAGAAGAGGTAATGAAGGACTTGCATCATATAGTGAAGGTGGAGAAAACGAATCTTATCTGAAAGAAGATGAGATATTATCAGCAGTAGATAATTATCGCCTAACACCAATAGCAAGGAGAAGAAGAGATGAAGAAAAAAAGTCTGAAGAAGTTCACTCTTAGAAGATACAAACCTTATAAAGATTCTGAGGGTAATAATATCGAAGAATATGAATCCAAAAGATACGATGATGAAGCGATTATTTATCCAGCAAGTAGCTCAGCACAGTTTGAACTTTATGGGATGCGCATCCATGCAATCATGAATATGCATTATTATGGTGTTTTAACGATAAATGTTCACGACATGATTATTTATGAGGGTGTCAATTATAAAGTCGTCAGTGTGCAGAAATATAAGCGTTTTAAGCACATAGAGATTGAAAGATTATGAGTAAACTAGAAAATGCAGACAGACTTATTTCAAAGCTTCAGCAGATATCTGCCAATGATGCATCGGAAGTATGCACACAGGCTGTAAGACAAGGCGGATTATTAGTTCAGGCACAAGCAAGACTTCTTATTACATATGTAAGTGGTGATCTAATAAGATCTGTGAAAGTAAGAAACAAAAGTACATCAAAAGGTGCAGAAGCAACTGTTTATACTAATTCTCCTTATGCTGCTTATTATGAATTCGGCACAGGACCTAACGGTGAAGCAAATCACAATGGAATTTCACCAAATGTCAATGTGCATTATAAGCAACAGGGATGGATGATACCTGGTGATGCGATGACACCTGATAGAGCGGAAGACTATGGTTTTAAAGTTGTCTATAAAGGGGATAAGCCTATTGGATATCTTACAAAAGGTCAGTATGCTAGACCATTTATGTATCCGGCGATTCATGACAATAAGGATAAGATAAATGAAAATGCTAAAAAATTGCTTATGAAAAAACTCAAAGAAAGGTGTAAATAAAATGATTAATGTAAAAGACATCGTATATAAAGAATTATCTAAGGTTTCTGAAAATGCAAGTGACGCATATCCACACAACTGGTCTATGCTCCCTGCTGTGCAGTTTGTTGAAGAAGAAAATAAGGTTGAAGAGTTCACAGATGATAAAGAACAGTCATCATACATTCGCTACAGGATTGACATCTGGGATAACAACAGTACCAGTCAGACTGCTTGTGACGTAGATGATGTGATGACAACATTAGGATTCTTGAGAACATCATGTTCCGATGTGCCGGATCCAAGCGGATTAAAACATAAGCAGATGAGATATGAAGCAATCATAGACTGCAAGAAGCAGTTTATCTATCATACAAATTAAATTAATGGAGGAATCATTATGCTAGCAAATGGTGCTAAGTTAGAATTCAAAAGCAAGACGGTATCAACCTATACAAAATTAAAAGGATTAAAAGAATTACCAGAAATTGGTGTTGAACCGGAAAAAGTAGAAAATAGTGATCTTGATGATACACAGAAAGTTTATGAAATGGGTATCGGAGATCCAGGAGATATTACATATAAATTCAAATATGATAATACAGAAACAGACAGTCCGTATAGAGTATTAAGAAAATATGAAGAGAGCGGAGAAAAATTATCTTTTAAAGAAACATTAAAAGATGGTACTACCACAGAATTCAATGGACAGATTTCATTAAAAAGAACAGGTGGAGGAGTCAATGGTGTAATTGAATTTGATATGAACATTGCATTATCATCTGCGTTTACAATCACTGACCCAATTATTGGATAAAGGAGGCATAAAATGGGAGCATTATCAGAAGGTTTAGATATTCTTGAAGAAGAAAAAGAACCTGTAAAGAAACAAGAAAAAAAACAGCCTTTTGCTTTGTGGAAGGTAGGAGATACTGAATATAAATTAAAACTCACAACTCAGGAAATTATCAGACTTGAAAGTTTGTTCAATGCAAATCTACTAAGCGTTATTTCTTCAAATACTGAAAATAATGAGATGCCACCGCTTAAAGTGATGCTGCTTATCACTCATGGTGCGATAAAGAAATACAATCATGGTATCAAAGAAAAAGATGTAATTGAATTATTTGATAAATACGAAGAAGAAGGTGGCTCACAGCTTTCATTCATGACTGATGTGTTTCTTCCGATTTTTCAGGTAAGTGGTTTTTTCTCACAGGCTCAGGCAGATACGATGAACGAAAATATCGAGGAAGCAAAAGAGCAGATGTAGAATATCAGACACTGAGCGATATGATCAATGAATTATATCCTATCGCTCTTGACTGCTGTATAAGCACTGATGCATTCTGGAATTCATCTTTTGGAGATATTATAGATGAAATAGATTCTTACAGAAGAAGAGAGAAATACAAACAGAAACAACAGGCAATACATGCTCATAACCTTGCTCAACAGATTATAGAAGGCATCAATCTTATTGTTAATGGAAATGATAATCAAAAAGAAATGCATGGTCTTTGGGATTATTATCCTGGTCTGTTCGAAGAAGAGAAAGAAAAGCATAAAAAGCAGCAGGAGTACAATGAATTTGAAAACTTCAAAGCAAAGAGAAGAAAGTTTGCAAATTATCATAACAAAAAATACGGTGGAGGTGAAAGCAGATGACATTAGAGGAACTTAAAGTTATAATCTCCGCTGAAACAAGCAAATTCAATTCTTCATTGAATGATGCAGTCAATCAGACAAAAAGCGCAAGTAAAAACATAAACAATCAAACCGATATCATAAATAATGCTTTCGGAAAAATAAAATCTGCATTCAGCTTTGCTGCAATTGGTGCAGCAGCATACAAAGGTACTAAGGCATTGATTGGATTAGGCAGACAGGCAATAGGCATAGCATCAAATCTTACCGAAGTACAAAATGTTGTTAATGTAGCATTTGGTGATATGTCATGGAAAGCTGAAAAGTTTGCAAGCAACTCTATTCAGCAGTTCGGTATGAGTGAGCTCAGTGCAAAGAAAACGGCCTCTACATATATGGCAATGGCTTCAAGTATGGGCCTTGGAGCAAACAAAGCAAGTGACATGGCAATATCTCTTGCTGGATTAACAGGAGATGTTGCATCTTTCTATAATATTTCTCAAGAATTAGCAGATGTGAAATTAAGATCTGTATTCACCGGAGAAACTGAGACATTAAAAGATCTTGGCATCGTAATGACACAGACAAATCTGCAGCAGTATGCACTATCTCAAGGTATTACAACAAATATTAACAATATGAGCCAGGCAGAACTTGTTACTCTAAGATATAACTATGTTATGCAGCAGTTGTCACTTGCACAAGGAGACTTCGCAAGAACAAGCGGCACATGGGCAAACCAGGTCAGAATACTCCAGGAACAATGGAAACAGCTTCTTGGCATTATTGGTAATGGCCTTGTTGCGGTTTTTACACCTGTTATCAGAGTACTCAATACAGTAATCGGGAAGGTTATTACTGTAGCAAATGTTATTGCGGGTGTTTTTGGCAAATTATTTGGTAAAAAGTCCAACTCTGCAAAAGCTAGTACAAAGCAGACAACTAAAGCAATTAATTCTGTTGGAAATTCTTCAAAATCAGCAGGAAGCTCTATGAAATCTGCAGGCAATTCCTCTAAAGGATTAAATAAATCGCTTAAAGGAACAGAGGGACAGGCTAAAAAGACTGCTAAGGCTTTAGGCACACTGGCCTCAATAGATGAGATAAATAATATTGATTCTTCAGATTCATCAGGAGCAGGCGGTTCAGGAGGAAATGGAGGCGCCGGCGCCGGCGGTGTCGGTGATGGTGGCTATGATATTGGTGGAATTGATTGGGGAGAAGGAGAAGACAAAGCAGATAAGGGCAGTGATAAGATTTCGAAAGCAGTAGATAAAATTCTGAAAAAACTTAAGGAATTAAGAAAATGGTTTGATGAAAATCAGCCTATTATCATTGCGTTGATTGCAGGTATAGTGGCAGGCTTTTTAGCATTTGAGACAATAATGCATTGGGGAGCTATTGTTTCTGCTGTTACGGCTCTTATTGCTCCTTTCCAGCAGTTGTGGCTGGCAGTTTCAAACTGGGGAGTACTGTCTGTTATTCAGGGAGTACTAGGAACAACAGCAGGAGCTGCTGCAATTGTAGCAGTAGCAATCGGTGCCGTTGTTACTGCATTGGTTTATCTTTATCAGACAAGCGAAACGTTTAGAAAAATTGTGATTGATGCAGTGAATGCATTAATGGAGATATTAAAAAATATTTATAAGAATATTCTTCAGCCATTATTCTCTTTCCTACTCGATGTGTTCAATACAATCATAGTGCCTATTGCAACATTTCTTGCAAAAGTATTTGTGAAAGCTGTTGAGGCAGTTGCAACTGTTGCATTATCATTCTGGAAGAATATCATGGCTCCTCTTGCTAATTTCCTTGTAACTATTCTCAGCATTGCATTAAAAGGTGTAATAGAGATGTGGGAATCGATGAAGCCGGTTATTAATACAGTAGGTGATGTGATCAATTTCTTATGGAAGAATATCCTTTCTCCTCTCGTTGATTTTGTTGTAGGAAATTTAACTAACTCCTTCAAAACGTGGGGAAATATTATTTCAAAAATTGTTGCATCTGTAACTAAAATTTTCCAAGGATTAATCGATTACTTTGTAGGTGTGTTCACGCGTGATGCAGACAAAGCATGGAAGGGAATTCAACAGATTTTCGAAGGGTTCGGCAGTTTCCTCAAAACTATCTTTTATACAGATTGGACAAAGAGCCTAGGTCTTTTGGGGGTCGGCTTAAATGGATTCCTGGCAAAAGTAAAATCAATCTGGGAAATGGCAAAAGGTGTATTCAATGGTATTATCACATTCATCAAAGGTGCTTTTTCAGGTAATTGGAGAAAAGCGTGGGAAGGTGTAAAACAAATATTCCACAGCATTATTTCTGGTTTGGGAAATATGTTCAAAGCACCATTGAATGCGATTATCAGTGGGATTAACACGTTCATCAGGGGGATTAATAAGATTAAGGTCCCTAATTGGGTTCCAGGAGTTGGTGGTAAAGGATTCCATATTTCTGAAATACCTAGACTTGCAAAAGGTGCTGTTGTAGATAGAGCTACACCTGCAGTGTTTGGTGAGGCAGGACCAGAAGCAGTTATTCCTTTACAGAGAAATACAAGAGGTCTTGATATGATTGCTGAGAGACTTATTGAAAGAATGCCTGTCCAGGAAGGCGGTGGAAATGCCACTTATGTTATTAATCTGGTATTAGAAGATGGCAAGGTTATTACCAAAATGGTAATTGATAACATCAAAGATTATGAAGCACGTACAGGAAAGCCTGTATTTGACTATTAGGAGGTGCTACTTATGGCAGATGAAGCAAAAATAAAAGTTAATGGTACAGCACTTCCTACACCTTCTGAAATAAGTGTAGAGATTAGTGATCTTGATAGCGATAGTGTCAGACCGGTATCTACTGGCATATTGAGAAGGAACAGAATTCGCGCAAATATGCTGAAGGTAACATTGACATATAAAATAACACCTTTGACAGATGTTATGTCACTTCTTAAAGCATTAACACCATCAACTTTTACTTGTGAGTTATATATTCCTGATCATGGCATAAGAGGCACCAAGACGATGTATGCCGGAAATAAAAAGTACAATTATAAAAGAGTCAAGACAGGTATCAAAGCAGAATCGTTCTCTGTTTCTTTAATAGAGGTGTGATACTATGCTTATTAAATATGGGAATAAAGATGTAACAGACAGACTTCTTGATTATAAGATGTCTGTCTCTTTTGCTGACTGCCGTATGATAGGCAACGTGCCATCAATTGAACTGACAATGAAGTTCGATAACTATGACGGCATTCTTGACAATATCGACATCAGCAAGTACTGGGAAGTTAAGGAGAATGATGCATCTGATACAAGATACTTCAAGGTGTATGATCAGCCGGAGAAGTACACCAAGGAACTTACTCTCAAGATGTATGACAACAACTATTCTCTTGATACAGCATACGATACTAAACTGTCTTATCCTGTCACTATAAAAGACCAGCTAGACGAGATTGAAAGTCTGACTGGTCTTTCTATTATTCGTGAAGGAATACCGCAGTACGTTCTCGATAAGAGCGTATCATGGTACGATAACACGATTGTGATAAGAAACTATCTTGGGTGGATTGCTGAACTGTTTGCAGCAAATGTCTATGCAGAGGGGATTGATTCTATTAGGTTTGTTCCTATTGAAAAGACTGCCTTTGCAACTACACAGGATTTAACAGACTATGAGAAGAATGAAGTGTATACACTCACAAGAGTATATGCTGAAAATGGGCTCAATCCTCTTTCTAAAGGCGACGAAACAGGAAATACGCTGTTTATTGATTCAACTAATCTATATGCAGATGAACAGAGCATTATTGACAGCATCTATGACAGACTTAAAGGATTGACTTTCAATCAGGTGAAGAATGTCACGATGATATCGATTGATAACCTTCTTCCTGGGGCTCTTGTCAATTATAACAGTAATGAATTCACTTTCTTTGTATCGGATCTAACTGTCAATTACAAGGGTGGACAGTTCTCTATGTCTACAGTTGATGGCAGTGTTACAACAAAGAACGAAGAAAAGACAGTGAAACGTGTATCTAATACAACACGAATCAGAAAACTGCAGGTCCAGCAGGACCAGGAATCATTGAAACTAGATATAATCGCAAAGGAACAGGAAGGCATCAATGACAAGATGGCTCAATTAAGCCTGTCTAACGAGAAGATATCACTAAGAGTTTCAGAAGTTGAAGAAAAGGCTGGAGAAGCAATCAAACAGGCACAGGGCTCTGTTAAGAAATTCGTATGCGAATATGCTAGTTCAACAGATGGAGCGATTCCGCCGGAAACAGGGTGGTCAGAGACTGCACCGACATGGCGTCCTGGATTCTATATATGGCAGAGAACAGCAACGACGATCAACAATACCGTCACATACAGTACACCAGTATGTATCACAGGTGCTAAAGGTGAGGATTCTATATTGTTATGTATAGAATCATCAAATGGCACGACATTCAAGAACAGTGATGTGGCAACTATATTTACAGTGAGCGTATATGTGGGTGGAGTTGTGATTGATAACTCTTCTAAGTTGAGAGAAACATTCGGAGATGGTGCATATCTCCAATGGCTCATAAAAAGGCATGGAGAGACAGAATTCAGCAAGATCCCGTTAGATGATTCAAGGCTGAATGATAACGGGTTCATGTTCACTATTTCAGCAAAAGACATTAAATTCAAGGCAGTATTCAACTGCGAGTTAAACATTTAGGAGGAAAATTATGGCAATTAAAGCGGTCAATCAGATTGACGTTATCGACTTAACCGATGGTTATTCGGTTGTATTAACTAATGACAACTATACATTCTTAGGCACTACCAGCGCCGTAAACGGTACACAGACAACTACTACACAGGTAATGGCATTATGCGGTAGTGAACAGGTTCCTTGCACTGTAGGAACTATTACATGCCCTACAGGAATCTCAGCAGTGTCTGACGGCAAGTCACCAATGCCAACAATCACAGTTACTGCAACATCTGCATTAACTAAGAGTGGTACTATTACTATTCCTATCGTCGTTGATGGTGATATTACTATCAACAAGACATTTAGTTACTCTATCGCATTCAAGGGGCAGACAGGACAGAATGGTACAAGTGTTACTGTAAGTTCGACTTCTGTAACATACCAGGTTGGTGCAAGCGGAACTACTAAACCAACAGGTGAGTGGAGCACTACTGTTCCAAACGTACCTAATGGTCAGTTCCTTTGGACTAAGACAGTAGTCAAGTATTCTGACGGTAAATCAACAGAAGCGTATTCAGTCTCTTACAAGGGCACAAACGGCTCTAACGGTTCAAATGGTACAAGCGTTACTGTAAGTTCAACATCGGTTACTTACCAGGCTGGTACGAGTGGCACAACTCCTCCAACAGGAACATGGAGTTCAACAGTTCCTAGTGTGGCAAATGGTCAGTATCTATGGACAAAGACTGTTGTTGTATATTCAGATGGTAAGTCTACTGAATCATATTCCGTATCTTACAAAGGAACAAACGGAACGAATGGAAAAGATGGCTTAGACGCTATCACAATGGCGATCACTTCAAGCGGTGGAACAATTTTTAAAAATACCGCTATTGCTACTACTTTAACTGCTCATGTTTATAAAGGTGGAGTTGAAGTGACTGGCTCCGCTTTGTCTGCATTAGGAACTATCAAGTGGTACAAGGATGGTGGAACTACTGCCGTAGCAACAGGAGCAACTTATACAATCGGTGCTGGTGATGTCTCAAACAAAGCCACATTCAGCGCTCAGCTAGAAGGATAAATATATGATTAAGGCATCGGCTAGCATGACACTCGTAAGAGTCAACGATGGCGAAGACGGCCAAGGAATTCGCTCGATCACTCCGGAGTATTACCTATCAGATTCTGCAACGGAAATGCCCGATGCAAGCAGTAACGGGTGGAAAAGCGTTCCCGATGACTACATTGACAAGCATTATTACTGGGTTAGGTCAAAAATATTATGGGATGATGGAACATATACAACGACCACCCCAGTGCTTGCAAATGACCTAAAGTCAATCATTGATGATTACGACAACAGAATAAACAACATGAACAGTCAGCTGCAGCAGGCAACCAAGGATGCTTCTTCATCTATTGAGCAGACTAAGGCATCCATCTTACAGACTGTATCAGAGAATTATTACAGTGCCTCTGACGGCGCAAACCTTGCTTCTACTGTATCTACTATTCAGCAGACAACAGAAAGCATTCAGATGGGATTTGTAAAGAAAGAGGACTTTACATCCCTTTCTGACAAGGTTTCAAACAATCAGACACAGTTGAATACCTATATCAGATTCAACGCAGAAGGAATCGAGATAGGTAAACAGGATTCTGAATTCAAGACAAAACAGACAAACAGCAAATATTCGATACTTCAGAACAATGATGAAGTAGCGTACTTTGCGAACAACAGAATGTATAACTCGAATATTGAAGTTTCTAGTTCCTTGAGAATCGGAAACTTCGGATTCATTGTTAATAGCGATGGATCATTAACATTTAAGAAAGTAGGTGGTGACTGATGGCAACAAGCGCATCATGCAGTGCAGCTTTTGGTGGTGGCAATGGTAATGTCACGATGACAATGACACGTACAAGTGTCAATGTTGACGGAAACTATGATTTATGGACTGCTACACTGACAAAGTACTATAAGTGGAATATTAACTCAAACGCTGCCAAATACGGCTCTATGTGGGCAAATGGTGTCCTTATATGGTCTGGTGGAGTGACTATCGGAGGAAGTGGAACAAAGACTTTAGCAACAGTTACTAACATCAAGATTCCACATGACAGTAACGGTGGCAAGCATTTTGATTTCTCATTCTCACAGGAACTCAAAGTTACATTATCCGGTAATTATGTTGGCAGTGTATCTGCTTCGGGAGGCATCGACTGCGATGCTATTCCTAGAGCAACTAAGCCTTACTGCTCTCCAGCGTCTGTATATTTTGGCAACAGTGTCACAATCAAGACACCTAGAGCGTCATCTGATTTCGGACATGTAATCTCGTACAGCTATTATGATGCTAACGTTCAGATTGCGGATAATCAGTGGAATGATGAATTCAAATGGACAGTTCCAGTTTCACTGATTAACAAGATGACTAATACGTCATATTCATATATGACATTCAAGGTAGATACATACAATCGTGCTGGTAAATATATAGGCACTAACTACTGCCGTTTAGATTTAGTACTTCCTTCGGGGTATGAACCGACTGTCACGGGTATCACTTATACAAACGAAGATACTGCTATTGCGAACAGATTCGGTGCATCAACGATTATACAGGGTGTTTCGAAAGTCAAATGTAATGTATCTGCTACGGCGAAGAACGGCGCTACAATCACTTATTACAACAATGAGATTGATGGACAGCTTATCCCTGGCCCTAACAGTTACTTTACTACTCAGCCTCTTAAGTCCTCTGGTACAGTAGTTCTTAAATCGACAGTTACAGATTCGAGAGGACAGAAGGCTACACTCTCTAAGAATATCAGTGTTACAGAATGGTGGTCACCATCTGTCAAGAATGTCACTGCACAGCGTTGGAATGTATCATCCAATAAAGCAGATGATGAAGGCACGGCAGTTAAAATCACTTATTCATTCTCAATTGCACCTGTTGCAAATAAAAATGATAAGACTGTCATGATTCAGTATAAAAATGGAGAAACGTGGACCACTCTTGCGACTTACACAGATTCATACAGTGGCGAGAACAAGGTATATATATCATCTGCTGGTAAGTTCAGTACAGATAATGCTTATTCTTTCAGAGTGCTTATTAAGGATTACTTCACAACAGACGGCGTTGCATCTTATGCTGCAATCGCACCATCATTCAAACTCTTGGATTTTTCCGCTGATGGTCGAGGAATCGGAGTTGGATGTAAGGCTGAAAGCGGTAAATTGAAGGTTGATATGCCTCTTGAAGCACAGTCGTATAACGGTTATGCCTTTGATTTCGACACCGAAAATCAGATTGATACATGGATTCCTGTATTGACTAATGAAAAGATACAGAATAAGGACAATAAAAAGATACAGCATAAAGATGTCGGTTGGTCAAACTGGATCTCTTGTGGAACTAACGGATGCGGTGTCAAACTGCAGTACAGATATAACAGCGCATTTAAGTTATGTGAATTGAAATGGGACGGGCTCATAAATGCAACAATTGGTGGAAATACTATGGGTTATATGTGGGAGGACTTTCCAAATGATAAAGCACCTAACCATAATCTTTTTATCCCTGTTCCAAATGGTGCTTCTGATGCTGGATTAGTCATTAGATTCTATCCAAAGACTAATGATATGACGGCAAACCATTTCACTCTGACATCAATCAGAAACAACATCAACAACCAATATATCTGCGGTACATTCGTGTACTGCTATGCTTAAGGAGAAGAAAACATGAAATTATATGACACATCATTAAAGTATATGGATACTATCAACGCGGTTGGAGGAACTATCGTGGCTGTATTGAGTGCAGTATTCGGCACTCATTGGCTACTGTTTGTAGGGTTTCTCACACTTAACATCATTGATTACATTACAGGAATCAGAAAATCAAGACTGACAGGAAAGGAAAACAGTGCAAAAGGAGTATGCGGAGTTTGGAAGAAATTAGGCTACTGGCTTATGGTATTAGTTGCTTTCTTAGCGTCTGCAATCTTCATCGAGATTGGGCAGACTATCAATATTGACTTGAGTATCACTACATATGTTGGATGGTTCACTTTGGCATCACTTATTATTAATGAACTAAGAAGCATTATCGAGAACTTCGTTGAGGCCGGTGATAATGTACCATCTGTACTAACAAAGGGCTTAGAAGTGGCAGAAAACGCAATTAACAAAGGAGAATAATCATGGAATTACAGGACACAATCGAATTAATGAACAGTACTGAATATAAGGATAGATTTAAAGCAGAATACTTACAGGCTAAAATTAGATATGACAAGTTAGATGATATTACTGTCAAGTATGAGGCTCGTACGTTGACATTCATTCCTAAATGTTCGCTTGACTTATTAAAAGAGCAGAAGCAGCACTTAGGGAATTATATTCGCACTCTTAAGATTAGAGCGGAAATCGAAGGAATTGAATTATAAGAAAGAAGGTATAAAGTATGATTATTAACGTACATGGTGGACATAGTTTAAAATGTCGCGGAGCAAGTGGTTTATTAGATGAAGTCAATGAAGACAGAAAAGTTAAAAATAAAGTCATTGAGTTGTTAAGAGCAAACGGACATACAGTATATGACTGTACTGATGATAATGGAAAAGACCAGAATTCTAACTTAAAAGCAATTGTAAATAAGTGTAATAATCATAAGGTTGACTTAGATGTCTCTATTCATCTCAACGCTGGAGGCGGAACAGGTACAGAGGTATATGTCTATAGCGACAACTCAAAAGCCAAAGATGAAGCTGAAAGAATCGTCAAGAATATTTCTAACACTCTAGGCATTAGAAACAGAGGTGTTAAAACATCTACTAAGTTATATGTGTTGAGAAAGACTAATTCTCCAGCACTACTTGTTGAGTGCTGCTTTGTTGACAACGCTATTGATAAAGTGAAATGGAACGCTGACAAGTGCGCAAAGGCAATTGTAGAGGGTATCTTAAATAAGAGTGTTAATGAACACGTTGAAACTCCTACACCTAAGCCACAGAGCAATGCATCTAATGCTTTAGGTACTTATATGATTACTGCTAGTGATTTAAGCGTCAGAACAGGACCAGGGGCTAACTGTAGAAGAAAGACATATGAGGAATTAACTAAGAACGCTAAGGCTCACGATTACGATAAGGACGGATGTCTTAATTACGGTACTCGTGTCACTGTATCTCAATTCGATGGAGATTGGGCAAAGATTCCTAGTGGATGGGTTGCGAGAAAGTATTTGAAAAAAGTCTAATTTAAGTTTTATTATGAGGTTATTCATAAAGATGTTGACTAAACTCGACTAAATCTCGACTACACAACAATTTATATTCATAAGAAAAGACCAGGGCTTAGTTGCTCTGGTCCTTTTTTGCTTTCTCAATATCATCTCTTATAAGTTTTTTAATGTAACCCATTTTAGATTCGACATGATCAAGTTTTTCTAGAATGTCTGCATCTGTTTTTTTATTGAATGCAAGATTGACACATTTCGTCATCTTCTTAGCATAGTTTGCGCTAGCTTTCTTCTGTGCTTCAGTTGACACGGTTATACCTCCTTTCTTGATTATAATATATCATAAAATTATACATATGTCAATATATATTGATATATGTATGAGAATATTATATAAAAAATATCAGTAAACAATGACAGTTTTTGCATTTTAATTTCAATGTTTCTAATACTAAAAGGAGCGTTATAAAATATATGATGTGCCACTAAGTAGGTACTAAACTAGTAGCAAATTGGACTAAAAAGTGGACTAAAAAATTAAAACGATAATGATAAAAAGCATATTTTTATATAATTAAAGCCACGGAAAAACATATAAATATACAGCATTATTCAATATGAATTGCTATCAATAAAATCCTGTCACCCGCACCATTCTGAATGCAAACACCGAAGTATTCGGTGTTTTTTTATGCCTAAAAATAAAAAATCTACCAAAATGGTAGATTACATTCCATTATAGAAGAGAATTTGATGAGGGGAAGCTCATTAGTATCTCATATATTTTGGGAAGCTATAACAGAATGATGTGTATATTATAATACTCTAGGATAGAGTAGTAAATATGTATATGGTCATGAAATCCCTTGTATTTCATGACTGATTGTTTTAACATATTATTATAATTGAAATGGGAGCTAATTTGCTGAGAGTAGACATAAGTCTTGACCATGAAACCTGATTTGGATAATGCCAACGTAGGAATTTTATGAGCACCTTCTTTCAGCGTGCTCTTTTTTATGGAGGAAAAGAAT